ATTGGCACTGCATTGACAGCTAATGGCATCATAACCATTGCAAATGCACCGACATATCTACGAGCCAACTGCACTGTTTATGTCACTGGAACGATTACAGCCAAGATTGTTTACTAAGGAATTGCCATGAAAATGACCAAGGCGGCTAAAAAGGTTGGCAAAGTCATGCGTGAGTACAAAGAGGGCACTCTGCATTCTGGGTCTAAAAAGGGGCCAGAAGTGACTTCCCGCAAGCAAGCTATTGCAATTGCCTTGTCTGAGGCTGGAATGGCAAAACCTAAGAAGAAGGCCAAGAAATGAAGCCTGGACTTTATTCCAACATCGCAGCAAAGCGTAAGCGCATAGCTGAAGGTTCTGGCGAGAAGATGCGTAAGGTAGGGGCCAAGGGTGCGCCTACTGCCGCTGACTTTAAACAAGCTGCAAAGACTGCAAAGAAGGTTAAAAAGGTGAAGTAGATGAAATCTCCTGTTTGGCAAACAAAAGCTGGTCAAAATCCAAAAGGCGGCTTGAATGCCAAGGGCAGATCATCTTATAATGCGGCAACTGGCGGGGACTTAAAACCTCCTGTCAAATCAGGGGACAATCCCCGTAGAGCAAGTTTCTTGGCTCGAATGGGCAACATGGATGGCCCTGAGTTCAAGAATGGTGAACCAACGAGACTGCTTCTTTCGCTAAAGGCATGGGGTGCAAACTCCAAGGCTGACGCAAAGGCAAAAGCTAAAGCTATATCCGCAAGGAACAAGGCAAAAGCGAAATGAGAGCATTATCAGTTGGTGTTAGTCCTACAGCGGCAGTAGACACAACAGTCTATACCTGTCCGACTGGCTATTACGCCAAATTTACCGTCATGTATATACACAACACAGGCGGCTCTACCAAGCATATAACTGTTCAGTGGTTTGACGCAAGTGCTAGTACAACCCTTGATATATTGACTGAATACAATTTCACATCAAAAACGTATTTGCAGTTTGATGGCAATGCCTACATTGTTTTTGAAGAAGGCGATAAGTTAAAAATAACTACTGAAGCAGGAAGCACATTTAGTTTTATAGCAACATTTGAAGAAGAAGGGTTGACTAGAGCATGACCTACCTTGAACTTGTAAACGATGTACTCGTAAGGTTGCGTGAGACAACAGTTTCTACTGTTTCCGAAACCTCTTATTCTTCCCTAATTGGCAAGTTTGTTAATGATGCCAAGCGTCAGATTGAAGATGCTTTTGCTTGGAATGTTTTAGGTCAAACTATTACAGTTACTACATCAGCATCCACACCAACTTATTCTTTGACAGGTGCTGGTCAAAAGTTTCAAGTGATGGATGTCATCAATACCACAAGCAATGTTGGACTCATAAACATCAGCTTTGTAGACATGAACCGCAAGCTAAACTTTACGCCACTTGTCAATTCAATACCCACAGAATTTGCTTTTGATGGTGTTGATGGTAGTTACGACACCAAGGTGAATCTATACCCAATACCAGATGGTGTTTACACAATCAAGTTTGCCTTGACAGTGCCACAAGCCACATTGTCATCAGATGCAACTGTTGTTTCTGTTGCTGACACTTTAGTGGCTCAGAATGCTTATGCTCGTGCTTTGATAGAGCGTGGTGAAGATGGTGGATTGACTTCATCTGAGGCATATCAGTTATATAAGGGAATGTTGTCTGACTACATTGCCTTGGAAGGCACTCGCTATCCTGAGAATCAGGAGTTTGTTGCGATATGAGTCAACAAATACAAACCTTTAGCATTTCAGCGCCAGCACTTTATGGGCTGAATACGCAAGATTCACCTCTTGATCTTGCTGCTGGATTTGCTTTGGTTGCGACAAATTGCATCATTGACCAATATGGTCGTATGGGTTCACGCAAAGGTTTTTCAAGGGTTAATTCCTCTAGTGGAAATTTAGGCGCTAATGACGTTAAGGTCATCCATGAGTTAATTCAAGCTGATGGCACTTTAACTGTATTGTTTGCTGGTAACAACAAGTTGTTTAAACTTGATGGGTCTAATGCTGTTGTAGAACTTACTTATGGTGGTGGTGGTACAGCACCAACCATAACCGCAAGTAATTGGCAAGCAGCATCTTTAAACAACATCACATACTTCTTTCAGTCTGGTCACAATCCTTTGATTTATGACCCTGCTGTTAGCACTACAACATTTCGTAGGGTGTCAGAAAAGACGGGTTATGTAGGCACTGTGCCTGATGCCAATATTGCGATCTCTGCTTTTGGTAGATTGTGGGTGGCAAACACTACAACTAACAACGCAACAGTTTCTTTCTCAGACCTAATTGCTGGTCATGTTTGGTCAACGGGCACATCAGGTTCATTAAATGTAGATCGTGTATGGGCTAATGGTGCTGATGAGATCACAGGTCTTGCCGCACACAATGGTTTCTTGTTTATCTTTGGCAAGCGTCAAATTCTGATTTATCAAAATGCCACTACACCAGCATCTATGTCATTGAGTGACACTGTTGAAGGTATTGGTTGCATTGCAAGGGACAGTATTCAGACTACCAGCACTGATGTGCTTTTCTTGTCTAACTCTGGTGTTCGTTCTTTGATGAGAACGATTCAAGAAAAGTCTTCACCTGAAAGAGACTTGTCTAAGAACATTCGTAATGACTTGATGACTGTAATTGCTGGTGAGACATTGGCAAACATCAAGTCTGTATATTCTGAGCGTGAAGCGTTTTACTTGTTGACGACCCCATCTATAGGTGCTGTATTTTGTTTTGATACCAAAGCATATTTGCCTGATGGTGCGGCAAGAGCAACGACTTGGGACTCTATAACACCAACGGCTTTTTTATCTAGGCGTGATGGTAGTTTGTACATAGGCAAGAATGGATATATTGGCTTGTATAGCGGTTATCAAGACTACCAATCTGCTTATCGTATGTTGTATTACACGAACCATGCAGACCTTGGTAATCAGAACCAAACTTCTATTTTGAAGAAGCTGTCTATTGTGGTTATTGGCGGCACAAACCAGACTGTTACCTTTAAATGGGGATTTGACTTTAAGACAAATTACTTGTCTGCTGATGATTTAATTCCAACGCAAGGCGAGTCATATTATGGTATTGCTGAGTATGGCGCTAATGCCACTGTAGTTGCTCAATACTCTGATGGTGTTGCATTGCAAACCTTAACTGTTTCGGCATCAGGAAGTGGTAAAGTTGTCCAAACAGGATATGAAACAGACATAAATGGGTCTGCTTTATCTATTCAAAAGATTGAAATTCAAGCCAAAAATGGCAAAGTAAGTTAAAGGAAGCATAATGTCCAATTACACAAAATCAACCAACTTTGCCACTAAAGATGCCTTGTCTTCTGGTAATGCTTTAAAGATTGTTAAAGGTACTGAGATTGATACTGAGTTCAATAATATTCAGACTGCAATAGCCACTAAGTCAGACTCTGCTAGTGGAACTCATACTGGTACGACAACCATTGCAAATGCAGTCATAGCAACTGCCACAATTTCAGCGGGAACCATTACTGGAATAACAGACATTGCTATTGCTGATGGTGGAACTGGTGCATCTACTGCCGCCAATGCTCGTACTAATCTTGGGTTGGTTATTGGGACAAATGTCCAGGCTTGGGATGCTGACCTAGATACTTGGGCTGGAAAAACTGCTCCATCTGGCACTGTAGTTGGCACAACTGACACACAGACACTGACAAACAAGACGCTGACAAGTCCTAGCATTGGTGGTACACCAGTTATGGGTGCAAGCGTGATTAGTTCTGCCTCTGCTCAAGTATCTAGCAGTGGAACAAGCATTGATTTCACTGGTATTCCATCTTGGGTAAAACGAGTCACTGTGATGCTTAGTGGCGTAAGCACCAATGGTGGATCAAATTTGTTAATTCAAATTGGTAGTGGCTCTGTTGACACAACAGGATATTTATCCACTTGCTTTGACTCTGTATCCTCAAGTTCAACTGCTGGATTTTTAATCTCTGCATCTACTGCTGCTGGGAATACAAGAAGTGGACATTTATTTCTTTGTTCGCTTGGAAGCAATATATTCACTTCATCTGGAGTAATTGGAAGAACTGACTCATCAACTGGTGGGTATCACTCTGGGAATAAAACGCTTTCAGGAACATTGGATCGTGTTCGTATAACTACAGCCAATGGTACAGATACCTTTGATGCTGGAACCATCAACATTTTGTACGAGTAAACATGATTCTTCATCACTTCACTGATGGTGTATATGCAAAGGAAACGCACATAGGTGCGGGTCAAATGCTGTTGCAACATAAACACAACTATTCCCATTTTGGTATTCTTGCCAAGGGTAAGGTTGTGGTTGTTCAAGAGGGTGATATTCAGATTTTTGAAGCACCTGCTTGTGTTGAGATAAAGGCTGGTGAGAATCATGGCGTTAAGGCCATCAGCGATGTAGTTTGGTATTGTGTTCATGCCACTGACGAGAAAGACCCGTCTAAAGTGGACTCTATTTTGATTGAAGGAGAATAATATGTCTTGGATAGCACCAGCAGTAATGGCGGGAGGAAGTTTACTTGGCGGCATTATGGGTGGCAATTCCGCCCGTGATGCGGCAAATGCCTCTGCACAAGCACAACTTGAGGCGGCACGAATTGCTGCTGAAGCGGCAAAGTTTCGCCCAGTTGGAGTAACCACTCGATTTGGAGCATCTCAGTTTGGATTTGATCCATCTGGCAATCTATCAAGTGCCCAATACACAATCTCACCAGAACTCAAAGCCTATCAAGATAGGTTGATGGCAATGGGTGGCGGTGCACTGTCTCAGGCAGAGATGGCACAACAGCAATATGCTCCACTTCAAGGTGCTGCACAAGGCTTGTTTGGGTTAGGTCAGCAATATCTTGCTCAATCTCCTGAACAGGTTGCTCAACAGTACATGGCTAGTCAGCAGGACTTGCTTGCTCCAGGCCGTGAGCGTCAAATGGCTCAATTACAAAACACTTTGTTCCAGCAAGGACGAGGTGGCTTGTCTGTTGGTGCTACTGGTATGCGTCCAGGTGGTGGTGCTGGCTTGGGTGCGGCATCTCCTGAGATGGAGGCATACTACAACGCATTGGCTCAACAAGATGCGGCATTGGCTGCTGGCGCACAGGCTGAAGGACAGAGGCAGGTTGCATTCGGTGCTGGATTATTTGGCACTGGTGCTAACTTGATGGGTCAGTATCAGCAAGGTCAAGTTGGCGCACTGGCTCCATTCCAGGCATATTTGAGTGGTACGCAAGGCATTGAAGGCTTGGGTCAATCAGCTTTGGAAATGGGATCGGCTTTGGGTGGAAGAGCCGCCGCTGCTGGTGCAAATGCTGGTTCTTTCTTGCAAAGAGGAGGTCAAGGTGCGGCACTGACTACTCAAGGCGGTCAATTCGATCCCTTTGCTTATGCCTTGCAAGGTCTTGGTCAGAATCAACAATTTGGTCAAGGGTTGGCAAATTGGATGGCAGGTGGCCCAGGTCAATATGAACGGCGAGCAGGTGTTAGTTTTGCGCAACCTAATGTTTACGGCTAAGGAATAATCATGGCAACAGATATTGTTCAGGGCTTGTTTGGCATGACCCCAGAGTCGTACCAGCAACAAAGAGATGCTGCGGCATTGCAACGGGCGGCTGTATTTGGGCAAATGGATCCAATGCAAGCGGCTCGTACATCTATCTACTATGGCGCTAACCAACTTGGCAATGTCGTAGGTGGAATGCTTGGCGCTGAAGACCCTCAGATGCGTCTGATTAGCCAGCGCAATGCCTTGGCAAAGCAGATTGACATGAATGACCCTGAGTCCATCATGCGAGGCGCACAGATAGCGGCACAGTCTGGTGACACAGCGGCAGCTACTGCCTTGGCTAACTATGCTCGTCAAGCGGCTGTTGATTTGTCTACGATTCAACAGAAAACTGCGGAGAAGATGACCACTGAACAACGCAATGCTTTGGCTTTTGCATCATCTGTTGGTCGCCCTGGCTCTCCTGAATTCAATAGAGCATATCAAGATAA